TTTTAATGGTTGTGGACCCGGAGCTTTACCACCGGATGTAACTAATTGAGCTCCTTTAGGTCTAACATCAGAAAAATCAAATTCAATTCTTGAGCTTTTACCATTCAAATAGGACTTCATTAGAACCTTAATAGCATCAGCCCAGCCTTCTATACTGTCACCGATTAAAAATCTTCTTGTTCTTTTAGTGTATGGTTTATTTACTGGTGGCAATTTGTCTACATGATGTTTTTGTACAGAATAACCTACGCCAGTACCACCTAATAGTAAAAACATTATTTCACTAAATGAGTCAGTATGATCAATTGGTAAATAAGCACAATTATATACTCTATTTGGAGATATTTCAATTGGCTTTCCACCGAATTGTAATGATCTCATTGAAGGTAATATTTTTTTACTATATACCATTTTATAAACATCATCAATTTCATCTTTTAAGTTTGGATATGTCTTTATATGCATATTCTTATTTCTTGTAACAAGCTCTTCCCAAGTTTCTCTTCTATTGAGTTCTGGTATATATTTTGCATATTTCATATGCACTGTAATATCTGATAAAATTTTATTTGAAATGTTCATTTATGTGACTCCTTTTTTTCTTTTTAGACAAAAATAGACCTCATGATGAGGCCTACGATTAATTTTATATAAATATAATTACTATCCTAAAGTTCCGCCTAAATCTTTAAATTTTTGTGCTAAATTTTTCTTAATCAATGTTTCTCCTGTTTTCATTGTTTGAGTAGTTTGTCTACCTTGCGCAGTTTGAGGTTCAAAGAAATTAAACTGGCCGTTATTTGTATTTATTTTGCTTGGTAATGTTATTCCGTCAGGGCCAAATCTATTTTTAATAACATGGCCTCTTCCTGTTCCTGATAGCTTATCTTCTACTTTTCTAGATAATGACATTAAAAAGTCAGCAACCATAACTTTACCATATGAAGATGCAATTTTATCTGCTTCAATTATATCATCTTCTAAAGCAGATCGACCTGCTTGAGATGCAGTCCAAACTGGTATATTATATTCTCCAGCCATACCACGCATTTCTTCATATAATTCTTCTAAAGCTTCGTGTTTATCTTTTTTGGTATTTACTTTTAATAAATCACCATAATCTATTACAACTAAATCTGGAGTATTTCCTAACATAATTGTTTTTTCAATATGTGCTTTTATTCCCATTACACCGGTAGATTTAGTTGGATAATACTTTATAATTAATTCTCCTGCCAATGTTTCTAACTTTTCTTCTATTTCATCTGTGTGATGTTTTAAGTTTTGAGCTGGAATTCCGGTGACTACACTATCATACCGCTGACCTACATAATTATCATTTAATTCTAATGTATAATGTATAACTGTTTTTCCTTGTCTGACGGCATTTGTTCCAATATTAATAAGCATCCAAGATTTACCAATACCAGCTGGTGCCATAACTACTCCTAATTCTCCAGGGGCTAATCCACCATCCATTAAATCGTCAATTACATCCCAACCAGTAGTCATTGTTGCACGTGCTGCTTCTGAATAACGAATAGATACATTCTCATTATATTCTAATCCAATATCAGTGTCAGCCCCGGCCTTCATAGCACCGTCAATTTTACTCTTAATTTCGTCATAATTACCCATTTTAAGTAAATTGACGCTATCCATAATTGCGCGCTTTATTTCTTGATTCTTACAAAATTTTAGTATTTCGTCTTTGACAAATGTTAAGTCGTCTGACTCCATAAATCTAAAAACGTCTTTAAGTTGTTCTAATATAGCGGCTTTAAGCACATCATTTTCTATACTTGTAACTTTAACTTTTAATACGTCTTTTGTGGGAGGACTTTTATATTCCCGAAAATGGTCTATTATTACTTCTAATAACCAACTATTTGCGTCAGACTCAAAATATTCTGGCTGAATAATATCGGTAATTTGTTGTAAGAATACTCTATCGGTAAACATTGCTGCTAAAACTTTTATCTGAAAGCCCCAACCATATTCACTTAATTTATCTGTCATATTAGATAATAATAAAAATTATAATAAAATCAAATCATTTATGTGTTTGTTTTGCATATGCATCTAATGAAAGCCATGTTCGAGTCAACCAGTCTGGTAAATTCTTCATTACAGCCCACATCTTATCTTCATAAAATAATCTCTGAAACTCAGCTCGGTTTAATCCAGTTACTGGTTCTGACATTATTCCCCTAATCTTTGAAGATACATTTGCTGATATATCTAATAATTTTATATCCATAAGTTGCCAATTTTTAATTAAGGTTTCTCGATTGTCTAAAATCTTTTGATATTTTTTTGTTTCAGTTAAAAGTTCATTGCTCTTTGTAAACAATTCTTCTAATGTAACTTGTCGGGCATTTACAATTTCAGGAATAAGTTTTAAAATAGTTTTAGGACCTATACCAGTTACGCCAGGAATATTATCTGACTTATCACCCGTAAATGATCTATACAATACCATGTTGCTTGGATGTACACCAAATTCGTCTATAACAGCTTGGGTATCATACATTTTCTTTTTAATAGGAGACCATACTTGTATGCGGTCATCTATTAATTGATAGAAATCTCGATCGGTGGAAACAATTGTAATTTTTTTACATGTTTCTGTATACATTTGTGCTATATACGCAATAGTGTCATCAGCTTCGATTCCATCCATGGATAAAAAAGTTACAGGCAAGTTGTCTAAATATGAAACCAGCCGACTAAATTGGTGTTTCATTGATTCTTGCTCATTTTCTATACTAGAATCATGATGATCAAATCTTCGCAGTTTAGTTTTATTAGCTCTATTTGCTTTATAACCTTTATAAATTTTTCTTCGTTTTGCATTACCACCTCTACCATCAAATGCAATAACACATCTACTTGGTTTGAAGTCTCTAACAGTTTTACCAACAGAATATATAAATCCAGTAATACCACCTATATGGTCACCGTCTTCATTATATGCAGGCGTTGCCCCAAAACTTCTAATAAAGGTATTGAGCCCGTCAAATACCATGATATGATCATTAGCATCCTTCGGGCTCGTTTCCTTTTCTTTTTGTAACTCTTTAAATAATCTTTGATATGTATTCATTATCCTTCTTCGTCTATAACCTCATCAGTGATGATTACATCATCGATGCCACCATGAACTCCTGCTTGATATTTAAAGATATACGCATCGCAGATTCTTTTGTATAACCGTTTTTTTGCTTCTGGGTTTTGCATTACCTTACTCACAAAATCTTTACTCTGGAATTTCATTTCTCCAAAGACTTCGCCAGTTTCATGATCTACATCTTCTAATGTGTACCATGCACCTGCCTGTTTAACCAATTTGAATTTCTTCATCAAGTTTAACCAACCACCAAAGTTGTCAATACCACTATCATAATAGATTTCATAATCAATCTTACGATGTGGTGGCCCCATACGGTTTTTAACTACTTGCACACTGGTCTTACTTCCTACTATTTGCTCAGCACCATTAACAGTTGCTTTAATTTGACCGGTATTTTTTAATCTTAGTCTAACAGATGCATGGAAAGGAATTGCCTTGCCACCAGCTGTCGTCCATGGATCACCAAATGACACACCCATTTTCACTCTTAGTTGATTAGTAAAGATTAAACAGATTCGTTCCCGAGCAATCCAATTGGTAACCTTACGCATTGCTTTAGACAATATAATTGATTTAGAGGTTGCATACCCATCTTTGTCGTATTCTGATGCCAACTCAATTTTTGTAGATGCACCCATTATAGAATCAACTACAATTGTTACTAATCGGTCTTTGTCTGATTTACGTACCCCGTCAACAATAGTTTCAATAGTTTCAAATATTTCTTCAATTGTTTCTAGTGGTACGTATAACATAGTTTTTAAATCGGCGCCAATTGCATCTAAGAATTCTGAACTAGTAGCCGACTCAGTATCAATATAAACTGCTAAGCCTCCCTTTTTTTGCGTTTCTGCTAAGGTATGGGCTGCTAGCAATGATTTCCCCGATGCCTCTAGTCCTGTTATTTCGGTTATTCTACCAACAGGAAATCCACCATTCGGTCGGTTTGATATTGCAATATCTAATGCATCACACCCAGACGATATCCACTCTGTAACATTGCTAGGCGAATCATCATCTCCATCCAAAAAGAATGCAGTCTTTAACGCTTGGCCTTTGAACTGTTTATTGATACTGTCAGCTAATGTGTTTGCTAACGCATCCTCCAGTTCGTCCTTACTTTTGCTTTTTTTCTTTGCCATTTAAAGACTCCTATTTGTTAAATAAATCGTTGAATGCTGATGCTACATCCGTTTTCTTCTCTTCGGTTGTCTCCGTAGTGGATGTTGTCGAATTAGATGTGTCTGCCGTTGTTGCCGCTGATGTGCTAACGTCTGAACTGTCATCTTCTGGTTCCATCCATTCTTTAAGAGCCGTTTCTAACTCGTCATAAGTTGGTTCTGGAAAGATATCAGTAATAGTTGGCTGATTCATGATCTTTTCTGCAATACCTTTATCTTCGGTTGCCGGTGTTGTGTTAGGTTTAACACGAATTGTAGTCTTAGGATATCCGCCGCCTTCTGCAGGAATAAACTCTACGTCAATATCGCGACCATTTAATAAGTCAGTGATGTCACCATAATCTGGATCGGATACAATAGAAAGCAATTCTGTGTAAATCGTTTTACCAAATCCCCAAAATTTAACACCTTCTGCTTCTTTACCGCGTACGATAACAGGAACATAAGTTCTCA